ACTGCCAGAGATCTTTGCACCTTGAAGGAATCCGTTGGCAACAAGGCGATCTTGTACCTGATTTTTAAGTTCAGCAATAGTGCCATTGTTGGATAATTCTGTGTTGAAATCTGTGTTTGCCCACGCCCATTCTGAAGGATGCACATCTTTGGGTACTTTTCCGATGTCTTGATACATTCTAAACCATACAGGCAGTTGTCCTCTTTTTACCCACCATACTTCTCCATGTACCTCTTTAATCATTTTAGATTCATTTTCAAAACGCACATCAGGTATTACCCAGTTGATATTTGGATTGTCTAAAATTTTCTTTTTTGTTAAACTTACCCATATGCCATCATAGAATCCGTCACGCATACATTCTGTGCCAAACACTTGAAGCACGTATCTTGGTGTGATGTCTCTACCCATTTCTTTGCTCCAAAATTCATCTGACTTTTCACGCCATGCTCTGCTTTCATCTGTTTTACCATCCAGCAACTGTCTATCCCAATCAAACATTTCAGCCACACTGTCTTTTAATTTGTCAGCAAAAGATAACTTTTGAAAGTTGTGTTCTTTTACTAAAAAGTCAGCGATGGTATCTTTGCCTGAACCTATCAGTCCGCATATTCCTATAATCATAATTGTAATTGTGTTGTGCCTACTCCTACCTTACCTTTAACAAAAAAATTAAATGCTAAACTTAATCTATCTTTGTCTGCATCTTGCGGAGGTACTGTGTGTTCTAACCAAGATGGAAACATATACAGATCATTTTTTTTAGGCTTCATGCCGTAATAATCTACATTGTATTGGTTTTGATTTTTATTTCTAAAAGTTGGTTTAATTGTTTCGTGAAAAAGATTTGTGTAAAAATAAGGTTTGTTAAATATTATCGGAGCAGATGTGTCATCACTTTCAACATAATACACTCCACTAATCATTGCATTTGGGTGTGAATGTTGAACAATATGATCACCCTTTCCATTTTTGTTTACCCAACTTGTTGTTAATTCAAAATCTTGTTCAATATCTAATACATCGCTTACAAAATGATTCATCACTTTCAATATCTGTTGTCTAAGATTTTTTAATTGAGGCTGATTTAATACTTGCATTCCTGCATTTTTTGGTTCTTCATTTTTGGCGTCATATAAACCAACACTTTGTGGAGGAAATTTTAAATTTTTTATCCAAGATTCTTCCACAGGATCCAAAGGATCCAGAACAGTTTTGTATAATGGTACTGAAAATAATGGAGTAACTTGATGTTTCATATAGTGTATATTACTATATGTTTAGTTGATTGTCAACTAAGATTTAACCAATTGCGAAGGAATATCCTTGACCACCACCAGTTTGTGTTTTGACTTCTATTTCGAGTCTTTCCATTTCTGCTATGGCTTCTTGTTTTAATGCATCACCATTTAGTGATGTTCCACCTTGTGGACCTGCTATTGTGTTGAATTTGCTTCTTGCTTCACCTAACATATATTTGCATTTAGCAAGTGTATAATCCTTTAACCATTTTTTTGCCAAATAATCTTTAAGCAATTCTGAATCTGGTCTGTAATTGTAACATTCTAGTAATACTTCTTCACCTTGTCTTGGTCTTTGAAGTATTGTTAAATTTTTGGTTGTTGTGTTCCATTTAAATTCTATGAAAGAACCAAACATTCTTCCTACTAATTCTTGATATTGAGCAAACATATTGTATGTTGCTACACCACCCATGTTAGAACTTGCTAATAGGTATGTGTTTGTGTATGCCATATTGAATGGTTCGAACAATGTACCACCATCTCCACCGCCTGATCTTGAACCTATTGATCTTCTAAAGATTTGTCTAACTTCTATCACCTCGTTTGGAAGTGTATAATCGTTTTGATCCTTCACTAAAGGCAGAAACATATAACTTTCTTCAACAGAGTTATCAGATCTCTGGCGAAATCTGTCTAATGCGTCAGTTAATGCTGTTTCATAGTGTACAGGGTCTAATTCTACGTCTACCATACCGCCACCTAGGCTAGTGTGAACGTAGTCGAATACTTCTTGTTTTTGTGTGCTTAAATCACTCATACAGTTTTCCTTATACATATTTATCGTCCGATAAATATATGTATATGCCGAGATTAAGTCTTTATAAACCAGAAAAAGGGAACGACTACACATTCTTAGACAAAACAGTGGTGGAAATGTTCACTGTGGGCGGAACCGATGTATTTGTACACAAATACCTAGGACCTAAGAATACCGACGAAGCAGACGCTACTCCAACCCAGCCAAAATACGATGCTGTGAAAGAAACCAACATACAGGATATGTTGTTTCTTGAAAATAGAGATAGAAAATACAGTCAAGATGTGTACAGTTTAAGAGGCATATACAATGTGCAAGATATTGATTTTGATATGAGTCAATTTGGACTATTTTTACAGAATGACACATTGTTTATGACTATTCCAATCACCAGCAGTGTTAAAACTTTGGGCAGAAAAGTTATGCCAGGTGATGTATTTGAATTACCTCATTTAAAAGATGAATATGCCTTGAACGATTTTAATGTAGCACTTAAAAGATTTTATGTTGTGGAAGATGTTAGCAGAGCGGCAGAAGGATTTTCACAAACTTGGTATCCACACCTATATAGAGTTAAACTAAAACAAATATACGACTCACAAGAGTTTAAAGAAATATTAAACAAAGACGCCGGAGCAGGCGATGGTAAGACATTAAGAGATGTACTTTCTACATATGAACAAGAAATGCAAATTAACAATGCTGTGGTTCAACAAGCAGAAGCAGATTCACCTAAGTCGGGTTACGACATAGCACATTTTTATACACTACAAGTGGATGATCAAGGAAAACCTGAACTAGTTACTACAGATACAACACAATTAGATGCAACCACACAAAACACATTGGCAGACAGAGTAACTCAAACTCCTAGCAAAGAAGGATATGATGGATATATTCTTGGAGACGGTATTGCACCCAACGGCGAACAGTTTGGCTTTGGTATTAGTTTTCCAGCAACATCTGATAAAGGTGATTATTTTTTAAGAACAGATTTCTTACCCAATAGATTATTCAGAAGAGACACTAGTCGTTGGGTAAAAATGGAAGACAACATACGTATGACACTAACTAACACTGACACACGAAGCACACAAAAAGGTACGTTTGTTAACAATACTAAAACTTCAACGATTGCTGGTGAATCAGTTACTGAAAGACAAAGTTTATCAAAAGCACTCAGACCAAAGGCGGATAATTAATGCAATTTTTTTACGACGGACAGATTAGAAGATATATTACTCAAATAATTAGACTGATGAGTAATTTTTCATACAAAGATGGAGATGGTGGATTAAAAACTATTCCTGTTATGTATGGAGATATTTCAAGACAAGTATCACACATTATAAGAGATAATTCAGAAAATAAATTACCGTCTGTACCTAGAATGGGTGTGTATGTTACTGGTTTAGAAATGGATAGAACTCGTTTAGCAGATTCTAGTTTTATTAGTAAAGTTCATGTTAGAGAAAGAGCATATGATAGTGCTGGTAAAGAATATATAAATGAACAAGGTAAAAATGTCACGGTGGAAAGATTAATGCCAACACCATACACATTAACATTGAATGCTGATATTTGGACATCAAACACTGAACAAAAATTACAAGTAATGGAACAAATAATGATGTTGTTTAATCCATCTCTTGAAATACAAACCACAGACAACTACGTTGACTGGACAAGTTTAAGTGTAGTAGAATTATCTCAAATTAATTTTTCATCTAGAACTATTCCATTAGGAACAGAAACAGAAGTTGATGTTGCTACTTTAGGTTTTACAACACCTATATATATTTCACCTCCAACAAAAGTAAAAAAATTAGGAGTAATCACACACATTATTACAAGTATATTCAATGAGCAAACAGGAAATGTAGATTTAAGTCAAACTATGCCTGAACTAAAAGCATATCAAGATGGATATGAAAACAGTATTAAGTTAGACGACAAAGGAAGAGCCGTAAGAAAAGATACAGACTCAGTACAAGGAACAACAGGTATAGATCAAACCATTTATGTGTTAAACAGTGTTGCTCAAATTATTACTAAAGGTGTTATAGGCGGAGAAGTATGGACAGGTAATGTTTTAACTATACCAAATTATAAAAACGGATTAAGTAAAATTTATTTGAATAGAGAAGGTATTGATGCCCAAGTGGTTGGAACAGTTGCAGTCAATGAAACAAATCCATTCCAACTTTTAATTAATTGGGACGAAGATACAATCCCAACTGATACTGTAATTGTTGGCCCAATCACAACAAGTGGATCAGTTGACTTTATAGTAGATCCTACAAAATTTGATCCATCAACGGTCAAACAGAATGGAAAAAGATTATTGTTGTTAAAAGGTATTGGTGATTCTGATAACGAAGATGGTGCTGATGCTTGGAAAGGTGACAGCAATATAGATTTAGTTGCAGGTGCAAATGACATTATAGAATGGAACGGCACAAATTGGGAAGTTATTTTTGATGCCAGCACAATCACAGATCTCACACACGTTACCAATTTGAACACTGGCGTTCAGTACAAATGGAATGGTAGTGAATGGTTATTGTCTTTCGAAGGTGAATATCGAAAAGGCACTTGGAAGATCCAGTAGTCATATAATTACTTACATGAACAGTAAAATTGTAGGGTGTGGAGCACTCTTCTATACATTAGATACCAAAAGATTTTTGTTATTACACAGAACCCAAAGCAAACAAAATAACGTATGGGGACTTGTTGGTGGAACAACCACAACAGATAAAAATTTATGGGAAGGTCTTCAAAGAGAAATTAAAGAAGAAATAGGCGATCAAAAAGTAAAAAAAACTATTCCAATGGAAACATTCATCAGTAATGATGAAAATTTTTTATATCATACATATTTGTGTGTGGTAGAAAAAGAATTTATTCCTGAACTAAACACAGAACACGATGGATATGCTTGGGTAAGTTTTGGCAATTGGCCCAAACCATTACACCAAGGTTTACGTAAGACTTTTCAAAATAAAACAAACCAGATTAAATTGGACACTGTGTTTAAGATGTTAAAACTGATCAAATGAAAATAATCGGAGATGTAATGCTAGATGTTTGGGTACAGGGTGATTGTACCAAAGTATCTCCAGAAGCATCAGCACTTGTTCTAAAAGAAAGCAAACGCAATTACAATGTAGGAGGAGCAGGAAACCTCGCTTTAAACCTGTCAAATCTCGGCGTAGACACGCATCTTTACAGTTCGGTGGGCAACGATGCCCCAGGGCATAAAATACAAGA